ACAACTTATCTTACATTAACTAACAGCGTACTAAGAGAATTAAATGAGACAGAGCTAACCTCTGGCACATTTAGTTCTAGTCGTGGAATACAAACAGCTGTAAAAGATTTTATTAATAAAGGTATTCATGATATCTATAATGAGAGTGCTGAAATACCTGTTTTATTTACAAGAGCAAGTCAAGATTTAATAATTGGAGATAATGAATATGATTTTCCAGCTGACATGCGTAGAGTTGATTTTGATTCTTTTACATTAAAACCAAAAGAATTAACAACTAATGGAGAGTTTGCATCTGATATAAGTAATTGGACAACTGGAGATGGATCTCCATCACATACAACAAGTGGTAATGGTAGATTAAATTTAAATGATGCAGCAGCATATCAAGCTATTAACACTGTAGTAGGTAAAACTTACAAAGTGCAAATTAGAGTTTTAAGTCCAAATAGTTCATCAAGTGGATTAATTGTTAGAGTAGGAACTTCTGCAGGTGGAACACAAAATTTAAATACTACACAAGCTGTAACTAATTTTAGAGAAGGTGCAATATTAAATACTACATTTACAGCTACAGCACAAGTATCATATATTTATGTAGAATCAGATGGTGTGCAATTAGATGTTGATTATATTAGAATATGTAGAAGTGATTTTTCACCAAGAAAATTAACTTATTTATCATACGATAGTTTTTTACAAACTAGAAAAGATATTGATGATACAAATAATAGTGGTCAATATAATATACCACAATATGTATATAGATTACCAAGCTATACAGCTTTTGGTGTAAGTCCAAGACCTGATAAAACTGATTATACAGTTAACTATGATTATTATACAACTCATTCTGATTTATCAGCTCATGGAGATAATATGTCATTACCTGATAGATTTAGATCATTAATAGTTGATAGAGCTAAATATTATACATATATGCTTAGATCAGATCCTCAACATGCACAATTAGCAGATAGAGATTATCAAAGAAAATTAAGATTATTAAAAACAGATTATGCTACTAAAGCTGATTATATGAGATCAGATACAATAGCAGAAACTATTTCAACAAATATAGGAACTCCAGTAAGATAATATGCCAACTACAGATTTAATATCGCCTTTTGTAGTTAGTTGTGCTGGTGGTTTAACATTGAATAAAGATGTATTTTCAATGCAACCAGGAGAAGCACTTATACTACAAAATTTTGAACCTGATATAAAAGGTGGATATAGACGTGTTAGTGGTACAGCATTATATAATACAACTCAAATACCTCAAGGTTCTAGTAATACTAGTTTAGTAGTTGATTGTTCTATTGTATTTAATGGTCAAATAATTGTAGCAAGAGGTGGTGATATTCATAGAGGAACTACATCAGGAAGTTTTACATCATTAACAACAGGATTAGGAACTTCAACTCAAGCATACGATTTTGAAAAATTTAATTTTGATGGAACAGATAAAGTTATTATTGCAACAGGACATTCACCTGCACAAATAATTAATAGTAGTTTTGCAGTTGATGTCGTAAATGCAACAGGTGGTGGAACAGCTCCTACTAATCCTAAATTTGTAAAAGCATTTCAAAACCATATGTTTTATGCTGGTGCAACTAATTCACAAGAAGTTATATTTAGTGTAGCATTTTCAGAAGATAATTTTACAACAGGAAGTGGAGCAGGATCATTTAAAGTTGACTCTCCAGTTGTAGGATTAAAAGTATTTAGAAATGAATTAATTATATTTTGTGAAGATAGAATATATAAATTAACAGGAACATC